TCAAGCCAAGTCAAGCGTTATCTAGCCTAAGCTAGTTTCTGAAGGAGGTCCTCACGGGCCTTCTTTGGAAAGGAGCTAATGCATGGAAAAGTATGAAACAGATGAGATAAGCGAAGATTACTATTTAAAAGGTAATCTGGAAGCGGGTTTTGATGGTGTATTCCGTCAGAACAATAAACTGTTTAATGAAGTTAAGTCTGGTACTTGGTCGCAAACCTTTAATACACCCAATTTGGACTACAAAGTTGGGGCTATTGATGGCGAGCGATATGTCCAGTACACGCAACACAACGTAGAGGCAATTAAGGCTGACTGCAAGCAAAAACGCGAGTTTTACGCTATTCACGGGACAGACAATCCATTTTTTGCTGGAACGTTTCATGCAATGGAGTTGCCCAAATGTTTTGCTCACGAAATCAGCTCCAAGTATTTTAATAATCGGCCTTGGGAACTGATAAAGCGAGATAAAAAAGACAAGATTCTTTTCTATGCTATTGTGAACGAATACTATTCAGATTTTGTTTGTCACCCTAGCGGAAAGATACCACTCCCGTATAATCCAAGCATTCCGACACGTTAAGGATTTCAGATGTCTCAATTTATTCAATCTGCAAATACATTGGTTAGCAGAGTTGCATCATGGGTTGGGGCAATTCCTTCAAGTACGGCAATTAATGCTACGGCATATGCTTCTAGCACTGGAATCATTACAACTTCTTCTTCTTTAATTGGAATTGTGAATGTTGGTGATTTCATTGGATTTGGATACCAATATCCTTATACAGTTGTTATTGCAATTTCTTCCACCACTGTTACTGTAGTGGATCCAGATGGAATTTGGTTGGGTGCTTCTTTACCCACACCTATTCTTAAGCTTCCCACACAATCGTCAATTGAAATACAAAATTGTATTCAAATGGCTGAATTGAAGATGAGGACAGTTGAATTGCCAGGGCTTAGAACCAGTCCTTACGATCCTAATTACCCAACATTTTTGACAACTGATGCCAATGGAATGGCTCCTATTCCTGCGGACATGAATTGGCCTATTTTGTTTTTCCAAGAGACACCAAATTCTGATGTTTCACCAGGTAGCTTGGCTGCTGGATTTGGTCCTTGGATTATTTATGATCGCGTTGGTGATCGGGAGATTATTCGCAGACGAATGATTGACCAGTTGTATGTCAAACCATTTGGTGTGCCAAGGGTTATTAGGGCTTCATTTTCTGAAGTGGGTCCTAACTACGTTTTTACTCCAAATCCAGGAGCTAATGTTACTATTAAAGCGTATTATCAAAGAACTTTTCCGTTTTTGTTTAGTCCTACCACAGACACGAACAATCCTATTGTTCAAAACAATGCGGTTTTATCCACATTTCCTGAAGGTTATTTTTACGGAACTCTAGAAAGTTACTACGATAAAAATAAAAACACTACTGAAGCGGAAAAGTGGAGAGCAAGGCTTGACGAGGCATATGGATTGATTGAGGATCAAAACTTCAAGGATAAATGGCGTGGTGGAGATCAGCATCTCACCTCTGAATTTCAACCTAGAGATTATCGTTATAGTTTCAGATAGGAATCAATCATGGCAACAGGTGGCCTATATGGCAGTAGTTTAAATTCAATAGTAGCAACTGTTGCGGGATCAGAGTCTACTGGTCTTTATGGCAACACCACTTATTATGGTGGGACTTACTTTGAATGGTTTATTTTCCAACAATCTGCTACTCAACCTGCGACTCCTACAGGCGGTTCTTGGAATTTTCAAACAAACGTAGGTGTACCCCCTACAGGATGGTCTTTAACGCCTCCAACGACTCCTACTCAAATCGTATGGGCATCTATTTCCATTGTTAGTTCATTGGCTGGATCCACGATTACTTGGAGTTCTCCGTCTGCTTGGATTCAATTGGGTTTGTCAGGTTATAGTGGTTATTCGGGTATATCTGGGTATTCGGGATATTCTGGAATCAGTGGTTTTTCAGGAATAAGCGGATATTCAGGTTCAGGTGTTTCAGGATATTCGGGTTACTCGGGTTCTGGTACGTCTGGTTATAGTGGTTATTCAGGAATATCTGGATTTAGTGGTGCAATGGGCACAAGTGGATATTCTGGTATTTCTGGTTATAGCGGTATAAGTGGATATTCTGGCTACAGTGGCTCAGGATTAAGCGGTTATTCTGGAAGTGGAGTAAGCGGTTATTCTGGATACAGTGGTTATAGTGGTTTGGGTTTGTCTGGTTATTCAGGAACTTCTGGTTACAGTGGATATTCAGGATTGGGTTATTCAGGATTGACGGCTACTGGATCTTTTTCAATAGGAACAGGTAGCAAGACTTTTACAACCAATTTAGATGCTAGTACAACTTCATTTGCAGTTGGACAATATGTAAGAGTTTATTCGACATCAGTGCCTTCACAATTTATGGAGGGATTGATTACTGCTTTTTCAGGAACATCATTAACAGTCAATATTACTTATGCAAGTGGTGCTGCATCATTTAGCAATTGGTCTGTAAGTCTTTCTGGAGCAGTCGGGACATCAGGATATAGTGGGTATTCAGGGATTTCAGGTTATTCTGGAATATCTGGTTACTCTGGATCTGGTATATCGGGATATAGCGGTTATTCAGGTGCTACTGGAGCAACTGGAACATCGGGTTATTCTGGATATAGTGGATCTGGTGTTTCTGGTTACAGTGGGTATAGTGGCTATTCAGGATATTCTGGAAGTGTTCCTTTATCAACACCTTATACCGCCAATGGTGTGGTGTATGCGTCTAGTACAAGTGCTTTGGCTACTGGGTCTGCGTTGACGTTTGATGGCAGTAGTATTGGTTGGAATGCTGCCAACATTATTTTAAAAGCCACATCGACAGCATCTTCTGCTTTATTGAGAGTTCAAGGTTCTTCAGGAGACCAATGGCAATTTGGTTCTGGTATTAATGTTGCGGGTGATTGGGGAATTACAAATAATACGCAATCTTATAATCCGTTTGTTATTTCTGGTGGGTCAAATAGCCCAAATTTTGTTTGGTCTGGTGCGTCTGAGCGTATGCGCCTCACAAGCGCAGGCTATCTAGGTATAGGTACAAGTAGTCCAGCAAGTTTAGTAACAATCATTCCATCAACAACTCCATCAACAGTAGCAACAGCAACACAATTAGCAATTGGAGAGGCTACCAACAATGGTGGTTATCGTTTGTTGTTGGGATATGCAAATTTAAGTTCTTATACAGGTGTTATTCAAGCAAATGGTGGTGGATCAGGAACTCCATTAGCATTAAATCCTAGTGGCGGTAATGTAGGTATAGGTACAAGTAGTCCTAGTGCAACATTAAATGTTTTAGGTTCTGTATCATACGCAGGTTTAAATGTCCAAGGTATATTGAGTTCATCAGCAACTTATGCCGCAGGTGCAGGTGGAATATTAGGATTTGAAGGTCAATACATTAGCGCTAATTCTGCTCTAGCAAATTTTGGTGCAATTGGCGCAGTTAAAGCTAATAGTACATCAAATGACTATAGCGGTAATTTAGTATTTTATTCAAGAGCAAATGGTTCATTGCCTGCTTTGAATATGACTTTAGATTACAACGGTAACTTAGGATTAGGAGTTACTCCTAGTGCTTGGACAACAGCATCATCTACAAGAGCAATGCAGTTCCCCGGTGGTGGAACTATATGGGGTCAAAACTTTGGCGGTAATAATCCATCAATACAAGTTGCTTGCAATGCTTATGTTGATTCTGGTGGGTATAAATATTATCAAACAGCCCCCGCAAGCCAGTATCAGCAAAACGCAGGCACTCACGTTTGGCAAATAGCAGGTTCCGGCACAGCAGGTAACGCTATATCCTTTACCCAAGCAATGACACTAGACAATAGTGGTAACTTGTTAGTGGGGGATACCAGTGCGGCAGGAAGAGTTTTAGCCAAAAGCGCTACATCTGATGGAACTACATCTTCATATGTTGCTAAGAATTCATCTGGCACTGTATTGCTTGACATTATCAGTACAGGTTATTTCAAAACAGGTGTTGCGGGCAATTCTCCTTATAACAATGCAACTGGTTCAGCCGCTAATTTGTATGTTGGTTCTGATGGCGCATTGTTTAGGTCAACTTCTTCTTTGAAATACAAGCGTGATGTTAATGACGCAAATCATGGGCTTGTTGACTTGTTAAAACTTAGATCAGTCACCTACAAACAAAAAATGACTGATATTGAAGGAAACAATGTTGAAACTATTTTTGGTGGTTTGATTGCTGAAGAAGTGCATGAAGCTGGTCTAACTGAGTTTGTGCAATACGCAAATGACGGAACACCAGACGCTTTGGCTTACGGCAACATGGTTTCTCTTTGCATCAAAGCAATCCAAGAACAACAAGCCCTCATCACCCAACTTACAACCCGACTAACCGCTTTGGAGAATAAATAATGGCAACTACTTACACATGGACAATCTCTGCGCTAGACGCATATCCTACAACACCACAACCTGATTGCGTGTTCTGCGCCCATTGGCAATGCGTGGCTACTAGCGACCAAACCCACACAGTAAATGGGCAAACAGTCCCCTACACCGCAAGGATTTATAGCACTTGCAACATTGTTTACAACCCAAATGAACAATACATACCTTTTGCCAATTTGACACAGGCAGAGGTATTGAATTGGATTTATGAAAATGGTGTTGACCAAACGGCAACACAGACCGCATTGGATGGAATGATTAACGCACAAATCAATCCAACTGTTGTGAGTCCAAAACTTCCTTGGTTGGCATAAAAGCCCAATGGTAGCCATAAGCGTGTTTTGCTTTACCACGACAAACCTTGTTGATAAAAGAGTTGTCTCCTTTATGCTTACCCAGAGAAGTAATCCATTCAGCCGCAAGCGTTCCAGTGCCAAATACTTGTCCTGTTTCAAGGCAAATGATTGGTTTAGCTTGTGCGTGTTTAGACCGCTTCTCTGGTGTATCAAATCGAGCCATAGCTTTTTGTCGAGCATTTTCACGAACAGATGGGTCTTGAAACATGAGTAATGCACGTTGTCTTAATATTTCTTTAGCTTCTGGAGATTCATGTTGCTTGAGTGCTTTTTGGCGTATTTTTTCACGCACAACAGGATTTTTCATGACTAACTTTTGTCGTTCTGCGTGTGCCTGTTTATATATGGGATTAGCAAATCTTTCTTTTGCTTTTTTACTCATGTGTTCACGGTACGCAGGGTCTGCGTGGCGTTGTTTAAGCAAACTCAATGTTTTTTCAGAATATACATATCCAGACATACCCTCACCACCATCAGTAAGATTTGCTAAACCTTGGTCTTTGTACTTTAAAATAAGTTCACACTCAAGTTCAAGCGCCCACCACTCTTGCATTCCACTTTCAACAATTTCAATGGTGTAGCCATGTTTATTAACTATATTCCACCAATGAGGATTTCTGCCCCAAGTTGCTTTGTGGCGATACCGAGTGCCTTTACCAACGTAAAAAACCTTACCGTTGGTTTTACGTCTATGAAGATAAACAAAAAAATTCATAGTAAAATTTTAACATAACCACCCCTTCCTTGGCAGACGGCATGACAAAAGTAATCAAGTTTATTTGTCATCCAATGGTGGCTTTTATAATTGGTTACGCAATGGGAATTTTAATTTCTAAAGGATAAAAATGGACAAAGTAACTTTATCAACCACACTCGTGAACAACATCATGGCTTACCTTGGAACCCGCCCGTTTCAAGAAGTATTCCAATTGATTGATGCTGTGCAAAAAGAAGCACAATCACAACAAACTGAAAGTAAACCCAACCCATAAATGGAAATGTAATGCATAGTTTAAATGAAACAAAAAATGAATTAATATGGTTATCTGAACATAACGAGGAAGCAAGAGAATTATTCACCGAAGTCATATTAACAAACTGTTATGGACTTTCGCATGAAATATGTGCCAATCGTGATTTTATAGACATTGGTGCAAATATGGGGATGTTCTCTATATTTGCATCGTATTTAGGGGCAAGAAAAGTCATTGCCGTAGAACCCGTATCTAGTACGATTTCTTTACTAAGAAACAATATTCAAAGATCGGGTTTTAATAACATTATGTCTTTGCAATATCTTGCATCATCTGTTGATGGAGATTTAAAAGAAATAGCACTTCAAGATAAATCTGGCCACAATAGCCTATATACAACTGGCGAAAAAACAGAATCAATAGAGACTATTACATTAAGCAAAATTTTAGAACTTCTCGATAGCAATCATATTTTTCTGAAAATAGATTGTGAAGGCGGTGAGTATGATGTTTTGCTCAATGCTGATCCTAAAGACATGGCTAGAATAGATGCTATTGCAATTGAAATTCATGCAGAATTGCATCCTGAGTACAAAGGCTTTTGGCATATTCACAAAGCCTTATACTCTTTTGGATTTAAACCTATACGTCAAAATCAATTAAAAGCTTGGAATTTAGATCAATTTGGTATTGCAATAAATGTAAGAGATTTGCCTGTTTATGAAGAAATATGGATTAGAAATGAATAGCGTACTTTGCTCAATCGGTACTAGAGGCCGATACGATTCAACTCTACCTTTAGCACTTAGTGCAATCATTAATCAAACCAAAAAACCCGATAAAGTCATTATCTTTGATGACAACGATGAGCCACGGGATGTCAGAGAAGAACTGATTTATAAGAATCTGTTTGAAATGATGAACTTGAAGAATATCGCATGGGAATGGGTATTCGCTCAGAAAAAGGGAACTCATTGGAACCACCAAACTGCCAACATAATGGGCTATAAGTGGGTTTGGAGAGTAGACGATGATTGCATCCCTGAACCTAACGTTCTTAGGAACCTGTTAAGCTTTGCTATACAAAAGGATGCTGGAGCAGTTGGGGGATCTATTCTTACTCCACCCCTATCCAAACAAATCCACCTTTCTACTGGCAAGATAACCAACATTGCCAAAGAACCCAATATCCAGTGGAACTACATTCAGAAAACCAAAGAAGTCGAGCATCTTCATTGTTCTTTTGTATACCGCGCAGGTATATACGATTACAACATTGGTTTATCTAAAGTAGCTCATCGAGAAGAAACTTTATTCAGCTATGGCTTATACCAAAAAGGCTATAAGTTGTATGTGATTCCAGATACCATTACATGGCATTTAAAGAATCCTGAAGGCGGTATTAGAAGTGAAAAGGATGAGTCTCTTTATTTGCATGATGAACAAATTTTTCAAAATTTCATGCAATACAAGGATCATACAATTGTGGTTCTCAACTGCGGTTTAGGTGACCATATTGTCTTTTCAAAGATATTGCCTGAAATAAAGAACCCTTTAATATTCTCTTGCTATCCTGACATCGTGCCAGGTCATGCAATAGCTCATGCTGAAAAAGGTTTTGGAAATATAGATCAATGGAATATCTATTTGAAAATGTCTCAATGGGGATGGACTGACTCATTGGAAAACGCATTCAGGAAAATGTACTTATGATTATTATTTCTCCATATTCCA